TCAACTTCATGGAGCCGCTTATGATGTAGCCCTGATGTCGAACATAGGCATCCCGCGTAATCAAGGTGGTTTAGGTATGCATGGCGGTTTCGAGACAGTTCTCGGCTATGCAGTAGGTCGAGCATTGCTTGCAGGATACAATCTATGCTGTTACTACAATGGCTTACAAATGCTTCCACCAACATACCTACCTTGATTTTACACCATTGTCAAAAGAAAGTCAATAGTGAATGTCCCAAGCATGACATAAAACTGCTTACTGAGTCTGTTTGCGCCGTCTGATCAGCGGTGGCGCAACAAACAGTCCAGTTTTAACTAAATATACTCGGCTGCCTTTTGCGCTGGCGGCTGCAATCTGGAACGGAGTGATCCTTTCCGGAATGCGGTCTGGGTTTTTGCGCCCATTTTGCAGCCGGTCGATGCCTCCGTTTCTACTTGAACGGAGGCATTTTTATGAAAATCTATCTGAGGTCAATGAACAAGACAATCGAAGTGTCAAAAGAAGCCCACGATGACTACTATCGCGACATCAACGCATATCGCCGCACACAGCAGAACCACGGTCGCTGTGCGTGTCCGAAAGCAGATTACCGCTATTGTGATATGGACTGTTGGACGTGCAAGTACCGCCGTGCCGGAGACACGCTCTCCCTCGACTGCCCGACCACAAATGACGAGGGCGATGAGGAAACCATGCTCGACAAGATAGTCGATGAAGCATCAGATACAGCGGAGATCGCAGCCGATCAGCTTCTGCTCGAAACACTTATTAAAAGAATGGACGAGCTTGCACCGGGCATCTTCCGTGCATTCGAACTGCGTCAGAACGGTCTGTCGGATACAGAGATCGCGCAGGAACTGGATATTCCTCGAACCACGCTCCTCTCCCGCATGAAGAAAGTGACTGCAACACTTACCGAGGAATTTTTTTGAAAATCCTTCGTCAAATCAGCCGTCAGCTTTCCAATGGGAAGTAGAGGGAGGTGAACAACCGTGAATGAGAAAACCCGTGAACTGGTGGATACGCTGCTTGCGATTAGCATCGTATCAAAAAGATTGGCAAAAAATCTGACAAAGGAGGCTATGAAGCATGGAACCCCTGATGAAAGTCATCAACGCACTGTCTGCCCTCACTGCTGCGCTGCAGGAACTGACGGCGCAGACCACTGACAATTATGTCAACAGCTTCGAGGAAATCTACACCCCCGAAACAGACGATGCTCCGGCGGCTGAACAGCAGTCCGCCACTGCTCCGACCGTGACGATCGAAGAGGTCAGGGCTGTTCTCTCAGAACTGTCCCGTGCAGGCAAAACGGCACAGGTCAAGGAGTTGCTGAAGAAGCACGGCGGCGAGAAACTCAGTGCTGTTGATCCCGCCAAGTACCCAGCACTGCTGCAGGAAGCTGGTGAGCTGAATGCCTGATGTTCATTCCAACCTGCCGCCTTCGGCAAGTAAGATGTGGCTTTCTTGTCCTCCGTCTGCTATGCTGAATGCGAAAGCGCCGGATACCGAGAGCAGTTATGCTCTGGCCGGTACCCTTGCGCATTCCATTGGTGAGGCGAAAATCAGGCAGGCACTTGGTGAGGATGTCGTTATCCCCGACAGCGCCGATGCTGAAATGAACGAGGCGACCGACCTTTACCGGGATTTCGTTCTGGAACAAATCGAAGCCGCCCGTGCATCCTGCCGTGATCCCACTGTTCTGGTGGAACAGCGTGTGTCGTGTGAACGTTGGGCAGCAGGATGCTTCGGCACCGCCGACTTTCTGCTGATCAGCGACAACACGCTGCATATATGCGACCTGAAATACGGTCAGCTTGAAGTCAGCGCGCAGGACAACCCACAGCTTATGATATATAGCCTCGGTGCGATAGATGCGTTTTCATCGCTATATGACTTCACCGATGTGAAGATGACGATCTTTCAGCCCCGGCTGAATCACTGCGATACCTGTACCAAGACCGTAGCGGAACTGCTCCAGTGGGGCGATACCGTTCTGAAGCCTGCCGCTGCTCTCGCTCTCGCAGGTGAAGGCGAATTCTGCGCCGGAGAGCATTGCCGCTTCTGTAAGGTGAAGCAGACCTGCCGCAAACGGGCTGAGTACAACTTGGCGCTTGCGAGATATGATTTCGCAATGCCCCCGGAACTGACCGATGATGAGATCGAGGCTATCCTTACAAAGGCAGATGACCTCACGGCATGGATCAGCGATATCAAAGATTATGCGATGCAGCAGGCACTCTCCGGTAAACACTGGTCGCAGTGGAAACTGGTCGAGGGACGCTCTGTCCGCAAATACACCGATGAGTCTGCCGTTGCAGATGCTGTCACCGCCGCAGGCTACGATCCTTATGAACACAAGGTTCTGGGACTGACGGCAATGACGAAATTGCTCGGTAAGCGGAAATTTGAAGAACTGCTTGGCGGTCTGGTACATAAGCCGCCGGGAAAACCGACACTCGTTCCTATCTCCGACCGCAGGGCGGAGTGGAATACAGCCAAAAACGATTTTATGGAGGACTGATATTATGGAAAAGAAGACTATCCCGACAAAAGTGATCACTGGCGTCTGCCGCTGGAGCTATGCAAATGTGTGGCAGCCAAAGGCTATCGAGGAAGGCGCAAAGCCGAAATACTCAGTCAGCCTGATCATTCCGAAGAGCGACACCATCACCATCGAGAAGATCAGGGCGGCAATCGAGGCGGCATACACCGAAGGCGCTGCGAAACTCAAGGGCACAAGCAAGAGTGTTCCGCCTCTCAGCACACTGAAAACTCCGCTCAGGGACGGAGATACCGAACGTCCCGATGATCCGGCGTATGCAAACAGTTACTTCGTGAACGCAAACTCCATCACTGCTCCCGGCGTGGTCGATGCAGACCGTCAGCCAATCATCGACACCTCCGAGGTATACAGCGGTGTTTACGGTCGTGCAAGCATTAGCTTTTATGCATATTGTACAAAAACAGCAAAAGGCATAGCGTGCGGTCTAAACAACCTGATGAAAACGAAGAACGGAGAGCCTCTCGGTGGACACAGCCGTGCAGAGGATGACTTTGCAGACATCGATGACGATTTTCTTAGCTAATTGACTCCGGAGCCCAGCCCAATACCATGCGGCTGGGCTCTGTTGCTATAAGGATGTGACGATATGAAATGTATAGAAATTGACCTTGAGACTCGCAGTGACCGTGATATTACCAAGTGCGGCGTGTATGCCTATGCTGACTCTCCGTACTTCGCTATAACGCTTATGAGTCTTTCCGTTGACGGCGGCGAGGTACAGCAGTATGACTTCACCGCTGGGGATACCGTTCCCGAAAATATCCTTCGTGCGCTTATCGATGAGGCAATCATCAAACGCGCCCATAATGTGAACTTTGAACGCATCTGCCTGTCACGGTATCTCCGCGAATATTACCCGCATATCTTCCGCAGCTACAGCATCGCCGAAGATACAGTCGGAGACTACCTGTCTCCCCGTGGCTGGCACTGCACCATGATACATTGCAGAACGCTTGCTCTGCCGTCTACGCTTGCGGATGCCGGTGCTGCGCTGAAACTCGAACAGCAGAAAATGCCGGAGGGCAAGGCACTCATCAAATACTTCTGCGTTCCGTATGCCGTTGTTGACGGTGTTCCGCAGTTTCACGCTCCTTCCGATGCACCGAAAAAATGGGAGATTTTCAAGACATACAACAGGCAGGATGTGGTCGCAGAACTTGCCATTGACGAACGGCTCTCACGTTATCCTGTTCCTGATGCTGTCTGGGAAGAGTTCTATCTGGATCAGGAGATAAATGACCGAGGCATTGCCGTTGATATCGATCTTGCCGATGCTGCGTTCCGCATTGACGCACAGGCAAAGGCAACGCTGTCAGCGGAGATGAGCCGCCTTACCGGAGTGGAGAATCCGAATTCGGTATATCAGCTTCTGGACTGGTTGGAACAACAGGGATACACACCTGACTCTCTCGGAAAAAAGGAAGTCGCCGCATTGCTGAAGACAGCGGAAGAGCCGGTCAAAACGGTGCTGGAACTGCGGCAGCAGTTATCCAAGTCATCGGTCAAGAAATACACGGCAATGCAGGCGGCAGTATGCTCAGACGGCAGAGTCCGTGGTATGTTCAGCTTCTATGGTGCATCGCGTACCGGGCGGCAATCCTCCAAGATCGTGCAGCTCCAGAATCTGCCGCAGAATCATATCCCGGACTTAGCGGTCGCACGGGATACAGTCAAGTTCGGCAGCTATGAGGATGCCGAGATGCTGTACGGCAATGTACCTGACCTGCTCTCACAGCTTATCCGCACGGCCTTCGTGCCGCGACCGGGATTCAAGTTTGTTGTGGCCGATTTTTCGGCAATTGAATGCCGGGTTCTGGCATGGCTAGCCGGGGAGCAATGGGTACTGGACACCTTTGCAAACAATGGCGACATATATTGTGCTACCGCAAGCCGTATGTTTCACTGCAAGGTCGAGAAGCACGGCGAAAATTCGGAACTG